GGCAGATGACAAGGCATGGGCCAAGGCATGGTTCAAGGACTTAGCCAAGACCCATGCCCAGGCCAAGGCAGATGACAAGGCAGAGTCCCAGGAAGAGGCCCAGGCAGATGACAAGGCATGGGCCTTGTCCCAGGCCTTGGCCTGGTCAAATACAGAGGCTCAGAAGGAAGAGTCAGAGTCCAAGTCCAAGTCATGGGACAAGGCAGAGTCCCAGGAAGAGGCCCAGGCGGAGGCCCAGGCAGAGGCCTGGGACAAGGCATTGGTCAAGGCCTGGGTCAAGGCCTGGGCATGGGTCAAGGCCAAGGCATAGGCCAATAAAAAATGAACGAAGACATACAAAAGATTAGTGAGAATAAAGTAATTCTTACAGGTTATGTAACCGGAAATACAAAAAAAACATCACTACCTTACTGTGATGCGGTCACAAATATCAAAGTGGCCGTCACCAATATATGGAAAAATAAGGCTGGTAAACCAGTTAAAATTGTTGATGTGCATAGAGTGGTATTCTACAATAGGTTAGCTACGGAGGCCTTTGAATCCCTGTGCGGTAAAGAAAATGTCCAAATTAGAATTATAGGCTTTCTCAGCCGCATTAATAAAAGGCACGACTATTATGTAACTGTAGAGGACAGTATCCCAAGTGGGATGAGTGGGATGACTGAAAGAAGAGAAATTCTTAAGCGAGGGCCAGACCGTTACGTAACTGTAGTAGTCGCAAAAGAAATGAATATTATTTGTAGCAATCAGGATATCCAAGTTAATCAGCAGGACCATGATGGCTATATTACATAAAGGTAAAAATATGAGTATAGATATCGGAGAAGAGAGTATGTCTCGCATTGACCATAATAAAGTTCGCGGTTGGAAATTGCCAGCAGATATTGAATCTTCGAAAACGACTGCGGTTCTGAGCAGGACAGAAGCGCTGGAGATACTGGCTAACAGCGCACTATACGCAGTAGATATCAGAGATAAGCACGCGGCGATCAAGCAGCTATCTGCGATGGAAGGATGGGAAGCACCCAAAAAATCTGAACTGACGGGTAAGGATGGGTCACCGCTGGCGGTCTCTGTGGATGTGAGCGCACCAGAGATCGTAAAAGCCCTGGCTGAATTAATGGAGCAGCTATGAAATGGGAGGATATAACCGATGCTGAGAAGATAGCGATCAAGATAGTAAGTGAGGCCTCTTTTGAGACATTTATTCGTATATTTTTCCAGTTTTTGCAGGGACAGAAATTCAAAAGAAACTGGCACCACACCTATGAGTGCAAACTGGCAGAAAATGTCTATTATGGGGATATTAAGCGCGTCATAATCAACGTAGCCCCTGGTTCAACCAAAACCGAGATTTGGTCTATCCACTGGATATGCTGGTGCATTCTCAAGTGCATATCAGATGCCAACCCAAGATCGAGCCGCTGGTTGCCATTGTCTTATTCTGATGAACTGGTGAAAGAAAATGCCAAACGCGTCAAAGAAATACTGGATTCCGAAGAATTCTCGTCTTTATGGCCCATCACGGTAAGTAAAACGACCCAATCCGGTCACAACTGGATGTACAGAGACACCAACAACAACAGCCATAGGCTCTATGGCACGTCGATCAATGGCCAAGTTACGGGCAGGCGTGGCGGCTACATGGCTAATAGGGGGGGGTTTACCGGTGCCGTGATACTCGATGACCCACAGTCGCCAAAAGACATAGATTCAGGATTATTGATGGATAAGGGCAACAAAAAGTTGAATCGTATTGTACGGTCGCGTCTCGCACATGATGACGTGCCAATCATTCTGGTTACGCAGCGTATAGCGAAGGGTGACAGCACCGATTTCCTCAATAGCGATAAAACACCAGACACGTACGTTCAATTCAATATCCCAGCGCTGATTGATAGGACGTACGTTGAGAGCTTGCCGGAAAATATACGAGAATCCTGTATTGCTGACACTGGATTTACCGGCAAGCGCACAAGCTATTGGCCAGACAAAGAGCCAACCGAAACTTTACTGTCCATGGAGAAAGCTGATAACTATATGTTCAGCTCCCAATACCAGCAGACGCCCAATGACGCTATGGAAGAAGGGGTTGTTTACAAACAAGAAATTACTCTACTGGTGGAAGAAAAGCGATTTTGTACTATCCCGGTGGAGAAGCACCTTCCGGTGTACACATTCTGGGATTTGGCTATTGGCGACCGCATGGTGATCTGGCTCATGCAGCCGTATGGAAACGAATTGCGACTGATATCATGTTACGGCAACAATAACGAAGGGATGGAGCATTATATCCACTGGCTCAAAGATTTTAGAGACCAGTACGGCATACGCTATGAGGCGCACATGGCACCTCACGACATCGGTGTTCGTGATATGCTGACCAACGAAAGCCGAATCAAACGCGCTGAACGGATGGGCATCAAGTTCAATTTGGTAGAGCGCTGTAGTTCCAAACGCGAATCTATAGCGTCCCTGAAGAATTTATTCCCAAGGCTCTTTATCGATAAATACCGATGTGACACCGACCTTTCTGGCAATTCTGGCGCCAAGGCCAGGTACACCGGTTGGAAGGCGCTGAATGGGTTGCGAAGGGTCTGGGATCACACCAACGAAGTATTCAAGGATGATACGGGTCCCAAGTGGTGTACTGATTATTGTGACGCTCTTCAGCAAATGGGTCTGTATTACAAGCCAAAGAGTACGAAGAGTACGAAGAGTACAAGAAGGACACGATCGACTTCAGGGGGTTGGATGCAGGGATAATGAGAACAGTACGGCTTCTAAGACCCCGACAAAAAATACGATCTATGCTGGGCTACCCGGAGCGGGTTCACGTACCCATCCGGTAGATACGGCTGTAGATCATGTTTAATATAATGAGCTTTTCCCAACCGATCCAGGAGTTTGATCATCGAATGAGTGTAGCTCTCCCAGTCTGTTGTTTCCGTCATCGGCAGATAGTTGGCTCTACCGATTTTGTACAAATCAACAAATTTATGCGTGACTTTAACGATGTTAAGAGATGATTCGGTGTCAAGAGTTGGCTCTAGGCTGACCCAGGTGAATATCCCTGCCTCATGGAATGATCGCAGTGAATCAAGGCGATCCTCCGGGAGTGCTGCTCCAGGTTCCCATTTCCGCGAGAACCCGTTATCCAGACTGGTCAACGTGCAAGCGAATGAGTCCCATTCTGGCCGAAAGAGGTCAAGATCACGTAATGCCCTAGTCCCGCCTTTCGTAAGGGTTGAGAATGCCAGGCCGTGATCTCGCAGAACCAGGAGTGTATCGCGAGTCAGTGATGTATCAAACGGATGGTACGGATCAGTCGTGAAAGACAACATGACCTGTTCACTAATGCCCAATAACTCGTATTTTTTCGCATTACGAACGAGATTTTCTAAATACCTAGGACGGGGATTGGCAGACGAATTAAACTCCGGCCTTTTCATCCGCAGAATTTTTGGTACATAGCAGTATGAACATTTATGCCCACAACCTCGATATGGGTTGGTTGCAAGTACTGCATATTCTGCAGCCTGCCCGCTAGGCGCATAAATATAGGAGCATCCCTTGACACTGATACCATCCTTATTGAGGCGGGCAACCATGGGCCGACCTCCCATTAGCCCGTTTACACGAGCGGATTTTCGTTTTGCAGGACTTTTAGATGAGCCTCCCTTCATTCCTGCTTCATTTACTGTCATGTCACTCATAGTGAACCTCTCCTGATTGATGAATAATCAGAACATAATAACCTAATCGCCTGGGTTTGTCAACAGTTAAATAATTTACATCGCTTGTTTTGTGGTTGACTATTAAGAAATGATAAAAAATCCTGATAACATAATATCAATGGTAGACAAATCCAACAGTCCTTACCATTGGACAGTCAAAGACATGCTGAAGCAGACGCTGGAGCAGATCAAAGAGGGCGGAGAAATGGAGGATGTTGAAAGCGCCCTACTAATTTTGATGCCTAAAAAAGGGCCTTTGAAAAAAAGGATTGTTATAAATGTTAGGCTGAGTGAGGAAAATGCCATAGCGACACTCGCACTAGTCCAGAATAAGTGGATGAACGATCTATCGTAGACCTATCACTACCGAAGAGGATGGAAAATGACAGATAAACGAAAACGTAGTATGACAAATTGTGAACTTTTCGAGAAGTACACTACATTATGTAAAGACCACGCATGGGAATTCCCAGAAGACCACGAACTTCGGCTACAGCTACATAGTTCTTTTTGCACCCTACTTGTTAGTGCAGAAAACATCTTAAGTCTTGAAGAAATAATAGGTGAAGATGGAGATGAGTATGAAACCATTCAATAGATCTGAAAATGAGAAACTTTTTGACACATACAGGAACTTATGTATGACTTGTAAAGGAGCAAGTAGGGAAGAAACAAAGCTGCGCATAGCACTGGAGGCTAAATTTCATAGACTATTTGACTTATTGGATAATGTTTCCGACATGGTGGGGGTATAATGTCGATGGCTGAATTCTTTAACCTAGACCCCGACAAAAAATACGATATCAAGAGCTGCAAAAACGACGTGAAAGCAAGCTGTGTTCTGGGACAAACGGCTCTTGACTCCACCTACGATACCGGGGACACGGCGTGGCTGTGCGACAGGAGCGATTCTGGATGCGATTGTTTTTCAGAGGACACGGCGGTATCACCTGCGATACATGTGCGTCTTGAGAGCAAATTGAGAGCAAAGAGGAAGAAAGAGATGAGTTTGGCCCGTGCAAAATCTTCGCAGGATATCATCCTACACACCTGTGAATTGCGTATGCTGCTCACGCGGCTAGAGTCGCCTGAATTCACTAAAGACTGGGCTTTCGGAATGTTGGGAGTTGGGAAACGCATTTCAGTACTTGGAAACCGCATCAAAAAAGCTTTACTTGTATACACCCTATGACCGACCTGAGTACGCAAGAATATTACTGGTGGCGTATTGCTATGGATGTGGGCGGAATTGTCCTCGCGGCTGGGGTCGGGTTCTATGTCTGGATCAAAGAATACACCGGCAGCAATCGCAAACAGATCTCTACCATCGAAAAATGTCAGCGGGAAAACAAAGAGCGATTGATCTCTATTGAGGCCGTGATTGCTCACCTGCCGGATGATGGGGATATTTCCCGTCTCCACCGGAGGGCCGACAGCACCGGCCAGGGCCTCCGCGCCCTGGAAGGCCAAATGAAGCAGATCAATACCACCCTCACTCTGATCCAGCAACATCTGATGAGCCGATCCAATAAATCGTGAGAACCTATGTCAACTTTTTCTTCAACTCCTCACGCCACCCCTCGCGGGTGATTGTCACTCCACAACTCCGGTGGATCAGTGTGTAGAAAATCGGGTACGAAATTTTTCGCTCCCCTGCCAGGTAGGCCCGCATCTGCCGAGACCCCGCGAGTCCAGCGAGTCTGGCCGCTTTGGTACGTGTGATCCCCAATGAGTCAAGTAGTATACCGATCTCGGTTGGGGTCGGTGGCGTGTAGACAGGGCGGGTGGCATGTAATAGACTGGAATACCCACTACCAGAACGCATTACACCAAACTCATCCACCGCTATCTTGCGGATTATGGATAATTTTTTCTGTAGAGTTTTCATTTATGATCCCCTGCGGCTGGAACATCTTCCATTGTTTTTTTTGCTGGAATTTCCTCCTTCCATTCGGCCCTTGATCCATTCAGGACACTGATGTAATTGTGATTATCCATGGTATAATCCATCAAGTTCAGTCTGCAATTCAACCCGGTTAGAATCAACTCCCCATCCTCATTTCGACCAAATACCATGTTGGTTCTGGTGAATTCCGCAACTTCGTCGGAAGTGATTGGCGTCTCTTTCATTTTGTTTTGCTCTCCATTGTGGTAAAAATCATCTCAAAGAGAGGCCACATGTGATCCCCAAAGTGATGGCCCAAGCGAACACTCCAGTGAGTAACCACAGGTGATAACCCTCGTGATTCCCGATCAGGTCGCAATTCAACCCGGTTAGAATCAACTCCCCATCCTCATTTCGACCAAATACCATGTTGGTTCTGGTGAATTCCGCTATATCAGCGGCTGTGATTGGCGTCTCTTTCATTTTGTTTTGCTCTCCTTCGCTCCCTGTTTTCTAACGATATTGATTTCTCTGTAGTTGCACTCGACCTGATCGCCGTTGATACTGATCTCCGCTAATTGGTCAACTACCCCATAGCTCATTCGCTCATACAGCGAGTCTGCGTATTCTCGAGTAACCAGTGTGATTTCTGATCCATCATCGTCTTCGTAAAAACCGTACTCATTAGTCCGTAATTTCTCAATGAGACGATATTCTCCATCCGGCTCATCTGGGAGTTCGTACCAAACTTT